TGTATTCTTCGTCGGTAACAATACCTTGACGACGAGCTTGGTTAAGTCGCATCTGTGCCGCACGAAGAGCTACTTGAGCGGCGTGACCTTCCTTAAACTCCATGCGGAGCCTACGGTTAGCGTCAGCTACAGTTCTGGCAGCTTTAATAGCGGCCTGTGAAGCAGCAGCAGCGGCCCTCTCTATTTGAACCCTACGTTTATTCTCTTCATTAGCTTCACGCCTAGCCTTAGCATAGTCTCTTACAGCCTGAGCTTCAACTTTAGCGGCTTTAGCACTATCTTGTTCAGCCTTAATGCTTCTCTTCTTAGCAGCTACATACTTTTGTATTTCATTGTAGGCTTGGTTGCCAGTGAGGTCAGAGTTCTTCTTAAGCTCACGACCAGCAATAACCATAGCCTTATGGAAACGGTCAGTTGAGATTGTGCCTAGATTCTGGGCCTTGATTAACTTTGTCATCTTAGCTTCGAGATGCTCGACAGTCGAAACTGCCTTCTTCATCCCGTCACCTTTATCAACAAAAGAGACGCCAATTTCAATCAGATCAGCCATTAACCGTTTTCCTCACTTGTGATTTTAATCCAGAGATTATCAAGAGCTTTAATAGTATCTATTTCCCACGGATTAAGTGAAACCCCATAAAGGTCGCACCAAGCCTTGATTATGTCGTAGGAAATAGGGTTAGGGCCACTCATCCCATAAGTTCTACCATCATGTAGAGAGAGGAAAGAGGCCCACACGTATGAGGCTATGTCAGGGAAGAGTGCATCAGAGTTAGCTTGTTCAATATCTGATACATCCTTCCCCAACTGTTTGGCGACTTGAGCGAGATGGTCGGCCTCTGTGGCTTTACCTTTGCCACCAGAGACCTTCCTACCCATCTTAAAGGAGTGTTCAGCGAACTCCTCTAGCTCTGCTCTTACTTGTCCAAAAAAGCCTGAGCATCACCAAGGGCGGCATCAACTTGCTCACGAACCCAAGGCAGCTTTTCAAATACTTCACGTACTTTAGCTTCCTTACATTCTGGCTTTTCTCCACCAAGAGTAATGCTCCAACCATCAACACACTTAACGAGAAGGTCTAGACCAGAGGCTTCGATTTCTTCAGCCGTAAGGTTCAGTTTACCGCCCGTCCGTTGAGCTTTCATCAAGCGACGGTTCTGTTGAGCGTGAGAGATAGTCTTATATTTCTTCGAGTACGGCCCATGTACTGTAATGGTCATCTCTGATCCATCCTCGTTAGTAAGGATTTCAGAGTTAACAGGGTTATACAGGGTTACGTCTGTAGTTTCTTTTGTAGTACCAATGTTCATCAGGTCCATATCGGGATTCCTTATTTTGATGTTTGTCGAGGTTACGTCGGGTGATTTAATAGTGGGGAGCATCGGACCCGACACCAATGCTCCCCTACCCTAGCTAGGGATTAGGATGTACGAGTAAGTTTCAGGTTTGTGTTCTCTGTTGTGTCGTAAAGTGCGACAAACGGAAGAGTAATCAAACGTGATGTTGGGTTCTGCAAGGGAACAGAAGCGCCATTGTACTTAACTCGTGGGAAATCGAAGGTGTATGCGTTCAGACCTGTTGGGTCGTTCACAGATACCGAGAGGGATGATTCAGTTTCATTCAAGAACTTGTTAATCAGCGTCTCGTCTTCATAATAAACTGTCATTGTGCCTTCAACAACTGCACGACCAAACTCAAGCTGCTGTGCAGAGTCAGAGCCAACTACGAAAGTAGGGGCAAAGGAGTTAGTCAAGGAGAAGTCAATGGAAGTAACGATAGAAATACCTGAACCACCATCAGAGATAGTACCTGAGTAGCTATCGAATGGGGCGTTAGTAGAAGAAGCTGTAGGGGTGCCACCAGTGGAACCAGTTGTACCAGCCTGTGTCATGCCCTTACCGACCATCTCAAAGCTACCTGTAACCATCTGGTTAGGTGCAATGGAGACGTTCATGGAGGAGACGGACATACCAGTAAACAGACGGAACTGGGCGATCTCGTTAGCTGCATCTTCCATAGAGAAGTACTTAGGAGTTGTGCCAATCTTAAGGACATCAGTCGCATAAGAGTTAAGGAATGCACTTTCCATCAGTTCGTCAAAGTCACCTTTACGGAGGTCAACTTCAAGGGAACCCTTAGCTTGCTTGTTGCCGTGACGGTCAACCCGTGGCATACGGTCAGATTGAATTTCATTACCTTCAACACGATCTTTGGTCAAGTCCAAGGAATGCGAGTTAATAGGAAGGTTTGCAAATGTTGGTGTAGTTGGTGTTGTGCCGAATGCAGTTTCAGCAATATAAGCCAAGCTGGAACGACTACCTTGTGCAAAAGCCATTAGTTATCTCCTTCAAGAGTATCTTTATAAGTAAATGTTTGTTTAGCCTTTGGAGATTCTACCAAGTGTGTTGGTAGCCCTTTGGCAAGTTCTGCGGGGATTTTATCACCTTCAAGGTAGGTCTTACCTTGACATGCGAAATTCTTCTTTGCTTTATACATAGCAATTCCTTTACTGGGAGTAGATGTACCAACCGATATTAACAACCGTGTAATACCAAGGGGAATCAACGAACCCGTTATCTCGTTCTGCGTAATCGACAGAGACTATAGTTTGGTCTCCACCAGCAGGGGTGAAAGAGATGTCTGTGGTCGCTTCAAAAGCTGTTAAAACTTTATCGGCAAGAGCATCAGCGGCAGCGGGACCATTACCCTCTGGAGTATAACAGAAAACTCTGAATACCCCACTATACCTTTGTTGCGGATTTAAGCCCCGTACAGCGGGCCTACGTTCTACGGGTACAAAGGCTACCTTAAGGAAGCTGTTGCCCGTTGTAGGCTCATACAGGACGTTCTCATAGGCTATATCAGGTAGATTAGCCGTATTAGCTAAGTGGCTCTCAAGAGTAGAGCGAATGTTGTTGTAAATACTCATCCAAACTTACTCCTAATTCTTGCGAAGACATGATAACCAGACACTGACCAACTCTCGCCGTTCTCCACATCTAGTGCGTGAGGCGACCTGTTTTTCAGGGTAAACTTGACATTACCTTGCTCTACCATATCAGATATGTTTAGTGCTTGAATGTCAGTCAATAACTGACCAAAAGCATCTTGTCGCTCCGCTTCTGGACTTTGACCTCTTGGCTTATTTTCAGAAGACCTTGAACGACCACCACCTTGACCCGCACGTTTAATTGAGAAGGAGTTGACATAAGCACCAGTATCAACTGGGGATATACGTACTGCATAATCAGCTAGGTCTTCTAACCTTGCCTCAATCTGTTCTTCTGCCATATCATTCAAACGACCTTTAACCCTACTAAAAGTAGCTTGAATGCTTTTATTCTGGGCCATTATTCTCTCACTTCGCAGATATAACAGACGGGATAGTTACCAGAGAATATTGTGCTTACTTTAACGATGGAAACTGCATCACCTCGACCAATGAGAATATCTTCATCATCAGGTTCAACGGCTAGTCCAAGGGAAGGGATAACACATCGACGAGAGCCTCTTCGAATTTCATCACCAGTGGGGAGACCAGAAGAAAAGTTAAAGAAGTAACCTTGAAACCTATAATCTGTCGTAGCAGACCCATCGACGGAACCTGTAGCGGGGTTATAAGCTCCCGCTGTGGTTACTTTTCGTAGCGTTAGTGTTTCGCCATGATCTCGTACAAGATTAAGCAAATCATAGGAGCGAAAAGACATGTTCTACTCCTTATTCGTATTCAGGGGTTTGATAACTCGGTGGGTTCTTAAAACGATCTCTACGGAAGGAACCTTCAATACGGTCAGTGTTAGCCCGTACATTTTCAATACCAGTCTTGGTAATACCACCAGCAAGAACACCGATACCGACAAAAGAACCTGATCCAGAAGTCTTACCCTGATACTCTAAGTTATCTGCCAAGAGCATATATTGTTTGGCAAGGTCACTGTAGTCAGCTTTAAGAGCGCCATCAATACTTGTGTTGACCTTACGGGAATACTTAGATGCAATAGCACGAGCAACCCAACCAGCGGCATAATAGATATTGTTACCATTCTCTGATAGAGAGAACATAACCTCTTCATTCTGAGCTTGCTGGTCTAGCGTTTCAGTGTCACCAACCAAAAGTCGGACTGTGTTGAGAC